GTGGTAAAATGTATTACTATATTATGATATAAATAATTTATAAAATCGTATTTATCCATATTTAAGTCAGCCATTTTTTATTATTAAATCCTTACTAAAAGAATATAATATAAGATATATATTCTTTCAATTTTTTAATATATAAATGAATTATTTTTTGTGGATATAATTAATAAAATACTTTTTCATATAATAAAATATAATATAATGAATCGACCAAAAAGAAATATCGATAATAATGGTATAGAACAAGTATCTGTATTTCAACCAACAAGTATTATTAATACAGCTCCATGTACTATAACAAATCCAATTGTTCAAGAATATAGAAATACTTTTTTTCAAAAAGTAGAAACTAATAATATTCCTAATAATATTACACATACTGAAGAATGCTCTAAAAAACTAGGTAGAAGAATAGTTAAATCTGAAAAAGTTGAACAAAATACTGCATGTAATAATATATTAAACAATTCAACTAACCATCAAACAGAAATGTCAAATAAATATACTCTTGCTCTCTCTAAAAATAGTTCTCCTACATCAAGCAAAGTTTTTGATGAAAAAGAAAAAACAGAAGTTGTAGCACCAACAATTGTTGAAAAAAAAGAAGAACCTATTAAAGAAATTGTTCCTACACCAAAAATAGAAAATGAACCATCTACTCCTGTTGTTTCTGAAGATACTACAAATGTAATAAATTATAATTCTATTATTTTAGATTTAGGAATCTTAGGAAAGTTAGAGATCGGATATAAACTACGAATTTTAGAAAATTCTATCGTAATAGATGATAGATACCTTCAATCGATTCAACGAGCCTTAACTGGCGATGATCGTACTTCAACCATTGAATATATTAATAAATTAATAGCATCTTCCGAAATATTAAAAAATAAATTAATTTTAGATATTAAGAAAGAAACTGTAAATAATAATTCATCCGTTATAAATAGAAATCTTAATTTTCAATTAACAGAATTAATTGAAAAACTTAAATGTGCTGAAAAAGGTTTAGAAAATTTAAAGAAAACTTATGATTATGATATTAATATCGGAGTTATATTTGATAATTATATTAAACAAGTAAATAAAATTTGGAGTGACGCTAATCTTGAAATTCATATTTCAAACTAATTTGTTTTATTTAATTTTAATAATTCTTTACTAATTTTATTTCTACTTTCTTTATAATCTATTGCAGGTTTATAATATTCAATTCCTTCTTTCAAATATTCTTCATATTTTTCTTCCCAGTTAAGAATATCTTTTATTGGAACATCGTTTAATTCAGGTATCCATTTTTTTATATATTCACAATTAGGATCAAACTTTTCACCCTGTGTTTTAGGAGAAAATATTCTAAATACCTGTTGAGGATCAATTCCTCCAGCTTGCCAATTCCATCCAGCAGAATTTTGAATAGGATCGTAATCTACTAATTTAGTAGCATAATATTTTTCTCCATATCTCCAATCTATGTTTAATAACTTTGTTAATACACAACTACAAACCATACGTAATCTATTATGTTGAAATCCTGTTTGATTTAATTGTCTCATTCCAGCATCGCAAACCGGAATACCTAAAGTTCCATTACACCATTTTTCAAATAAATTTTTATTATATGACCATTTTATTTTATCAAATTTAGGTTTAAAAGCCAAATTTTTCTTACCTATCTGTTTACCTAACATATGGGGAACATAATAATATAAATTATAATAAAAATCTCTCCAATGTAATTCATTAATCAAACCACTTTTCTTTCCTAATTTTTCAACTATTTTATGATAAACTTCTCTAATACTGACGCAACTAAAATGATTATATGCACTTAGAAAAGTAGTATTATACATAAACATGTCTCTACCATGATCATAATCTTTGAATTTAGATATATTCGATAATATTTTTAATCCATTTTTTCTTCCTCCGTGAACATTAATATCTGGATTATCATTATAAAAATCGTCAATTTTATTTTCATTAATTAAGTATTTACAAGAATCTAATTTACTTGATTTTTGAAATTTAAATTTATTAAAAGTATTTACTTCAGGAACCGTTAAATTTTTATAACAAAAATTTTTAAATGGTGTGAAAACCAGATATGGTGTTTTATCCGCTTTCTTAGTTTGCCCATCTAGAATATCATACATTACATAATCTTCTTTTTCATAACATTCTATATCATTTTCTTCACACCATTTTTTTATTTCACCGTCTCTTAATCTGGCATATAATGTATAATCTAAGTTATAAGATATACTTTCAATATTGATTAATTTATGTAGTTCTTTTAAAACTTTCATATTATCTCCCTTAAAAAAATATAATTTACCATTTTTATCTTTAATATCTTTTGATAATTCATGTAAAGATTCAATCATAAATTGAACACTATTATTAGAAAAATATTCATTTTTTGCAGAATCTATTTGTTCTGGTGGGAAAATAAATATTGGAATAACTTCTCCAACCTCTTGTATCTGATAAATTAAAGCAGTATTATCAACTAGGCGTAAATCTCTGTGAAATAAAAATATGTGCATTATTAATATATTATATATTAATAATTAAATCATTATAATAATTATAAATAAATCATATTTTTTATTAATAATTAAATCATATTTTTTATTATAATAAGTTATTCATATTTTTATTATAATAAGTTATTCATATAACTTACACATTTAAGACATAAATCTATATCTAAATATCCAATTGATATATTTAAATTTCTACTATTACAATTATCACAAATTACATCTAAATTATTATTATTATAATGTTTCCATGCAGGACAAAATATATTTCCATTTTTTATAACATCTAGTGCCTTAGAGGATGAAATATTTGTTAATTCTGATCCGGTAGATGATATCGGTAAAAGATTAGTAGAACATACTAAACATAAATCCATTTCTAAATATCCAATTGATATTTTTAAATTTTGCATTCCGCAATAATTACATACAACATTTATAGGTCTTCCATAATGTTTCCACGCAGGATAATATAAACTTCCATAATATAAAACTGAAAATAAATCACTAAATTTGTTGTTAGAATTTTCTATAGACATTTATAATACAATAAATTTATTTTAAAAATTTTAATATTTAAACCATTGAAGATTTATTATTTATAATAAAGATAGATGAATAATAATGGTCATGTTGAATTAATTGATCAAACTTCTATATCTAGTATATTAGATATTGAGATAAAAAAACATATTGCTATTAAAAATAGAAAAATAGAAATAACATTATATTTTATAACAATAATGTTATTAATTTTAAATATTATTATAGGACTATCTATTTATTTTCTATATATTAGCGTTGATGATTCTGTTAGAGATTTAAAAAAATATATTGATGCAAATGTTCCAAATTTGAAAAATTTCTTAGATAATTATGAATTACATATTAAATTAAATTAATTTTATTGAAAATTTTCAGGAAATAATGATAAATTACTACATTGATTTAATTTTTTATCCATTAATAATTTATCCAAATTATCATTAAATTTTTCTTTATTTATTTTATTTTCTAATTTTTTTATTGATATTGTATCATTTGCAATATGAGTTATTTTAAAATCAAAATATTTAACTAATATATAACAATAAAATGTTATATGATATATTCCCATATAGACAATTCCATTAGTAATATATTCTTTATCTAAAAATCTTCTTAAAAAATAAATATCTATTATATACGAATATATTTTAAATGATGTTTTATCAATTTTATTATATAATTTAAATAATTTATATGAAATATCTAAGTTTTTATCTAAATCAATATTTAATATATTATCGTCTAATTTTTGTTCATCGATAAAATTAATTATTTGATCTATTGTTTTATTAAATTCATTATAAAGTTTATTTATTTCTTTAATAACAAATGAATTTAATATTTTATCTTTAATATCATTATTTTTATATTTAGTTTTTATTTTATCAATTACATGTTTTATAAATTGTGTATTATCATTTTTTGTTTTTTGTTTATTATTAATTAATATATCAAGTGTACTAAGAAAATCTTTTTGCAATAAAATAAATAATTTTTTTAATTCTTGTAGATCATTATTATTTATATTTTTTTTACAGATTGATGTATTTATAATGATATATATTTGATGTAATATTTTATTAAATGATAATTTAAATATATCTCTAAAGTCAACATAATGTAATCTTAAATTGGTATTATCAATACTACCCTTGTTTTTTCCATTGACTATATTAATAGAATTCTTAAAAAACTGTGCTACTTTATCTATATGTTTTTGATTTTCCTCAGGTATAACAAGATAATTATATTTTGGTCCTAGTTCAAAAAATAAATCATATTTAATAGAATTATTTGATTTAATATTTTTTTTAAAATAATCTAAAAAATCCTGATTATTTCGCATATTGCATTTTGTTTGTTTAGAATGTGGAATATGAATATCGCCAAATAAATAAAGTACTTTATTAATATTATTAATTTTTCCTTCTAATCGAAGAGAATTTATTGGTCCATTAATAAATTTATTATTGTTCATTTATAATACATCAACAAAAATATAAAACAAAAAATCAAAGTAAGCTTTGTGAGGAGAAAGAATGAAATCTTGGAACCAAAGGATATTTCGGCAAAAATATGGCCGATGGATGGTGTATCATAAGATTTAGATATATATCATACAAAAGTGAGGAAAATTCTAGTTTTAATTCTGTTTGATTGATGTGGTGATTTCGGTTGGCGGGGTCGATGCGTAAATGTTTTATGTGATTCTGTCCGTAGTTCGATGCATCGTATGCAATGCCGCAATCAAATGCATGTTGTTGTAGTAACGCCAAAACAAATGTTACTGATCGTGAAATGCCTGCGTGACAGTGCACGATCACAGTTGCTCCGCTGCGTAAAAGTTGCAGAATAATCTTAACAATCTCTTCAATCGCTTCTCTCATTTGATCTACTCCGGTGTGGTTGTCGTTTAATACATGCTCAAAAATAAATTTGTATTCTTTGTCAGATGTCAGTGCAGAAGGCTTAATGAATCTGACAACAATTGCATCGCGCAAATTATTGTCGGGCAAGCGTGAAACTGCAAGTTCGCTTCCCAACAATAATTTGCCACTCCATTGGCTTCCGACAGGTGGTGTAATAAGTGTCATCTGTGTACCGCTGTTAGGATCTGGTGTTGCAGGAGATGCGATTGGCTCGAATGATGATTTTGACAGCTGTTTGGGAATATTGAGCTTGGGAAAAGAAATCTTTCGCTTATCTTGTAAGGCCATGATGATGTATTAATATATATATTGTTTTTTATTGAAAAATACAATTTGAATTAAATTTCAATTTTTTTAAATATTAATTACATACGAATATATAAAAGGTCTTTCTTCAATATAACTTGCTACTATTCTATGCGCTCCATCTAATAAAGTATATTTGTTATCTTTTTTTATCATCCAAATAGGTTGAATATTTTTATATTTCTGTATTAGTTTTTGATAAAACTTTACACTACTTATATCATCTTTTCCACGAGGACGATTTTCTAAAGGATATGCTTTTACAGCAGAATTTTGTAATCTATTAGGATTAAAATTATTAATATTTTTAAATTTTGATAATGGTATTTTTACTAATTTAGATTTATAAATATGTGCATATAATGATTGTTCTATTGTTTTGAAAAATTTCATATTGACAGACGTTTCAACAGAGTCTCTCAAGACAGATTTATAATCCATTATTAAAATAACAATCTATAAAAAAATTGAAAAATACACTATTATTTACTTAAAATAATATGTTTAATATTATAATAAATGGAAAATAAAATTTTAATTAATATTGAAGGTAATATTGGCGTTGGTAAGACAACATTTTCTAATATTATAAAAGAAGCAATTCCAGATTCTTTTGTAGTTGAAGAACCAATTGATATTTGGTTAAATACAAAAGATAATAAAGATGAAAATATTTTAGATAAATTTTATCAAGATAAAAAAAGATGGTCTTATATATTTCAAAATTTTGCATATATAACAAGGATGATGAAAATTGAAGATGCTGTTAAAAATTTTAAAGGAACTAATATATTTTTAGATCGATCTTTAGGATGTGATTTAAATGTATTTAGTAAAATGTTATACGATGAAGGTGATATAAGTGAACTTGAATATACAATTTATAAATATTGGAATAAATTTTATTTTGATTATGTTCAAAAAAATAAAATTCAAAAAACAATTTATTTGTATTGTTCTGTAGATGTATGTTATAACAGAATTCAACAAAGAGGACGCGAGGCCGAAAAATTAATTGAACGTGAATATTTAAATAAATTAAAATTATATCATGATCAATGGTTATTACAATCAGAAAATATTTTAATAATTGATTGCGATAAAGATTTTGAAAATGATCTAAATTATCGCAATGAAATTATTGATAAAGTTAAAAAATATATTTCAGAATAATTTTTTTTATATTTTGGCATTACCTTTTTTGGCAATAACTCTATAGCCAATAGATGTTTCTGTATTTTTTGTATTTCTAATAATTCTAACAATTTGTCCTTTTTTGACATAAAGATATTTAGAAGCTCGATCAGTATCGTACATAATTGGAAGATAATGAAGTGTTGAAATTTTATAATCATTTTTAAATTGATCGATTTGATTATCTCTTAAGACTTGATATTGCGGTGATGCAACATGATCCACTAAATTAATCATTAAATCTGCTTCTGGGAATACTTCAATATTATCCATATTATTTATTTTTGTTAACGGTTTATCAGTGATAGAATCAACAACTACTATACGATGATATTTTACATATTTATTAATAAAATCATTTAATGATGTTGATTTTTCGATACTTGTAATTTTTTGTTGTGGTAATAATTTAATATATACTTTAGTTCCTTCAAATGCTGTTCCAACTGCAAGATTCTTTTTTTTAGATTTTTCTTCTTTATTAGAACTTAGACTAATATTTCCATCTTTATCTTCAATCAAAGATTCAGTAAAATCAATATAATCAAATGTTTTTAAATCAACATCTAAATTAACAGAATAAGTATATTCATCATTATCAATAGATGATAAATCTTCGACAATTTTATTTATTTTAGATTTATTTATCCAACCTCTATATGAAATCATTTTTACAATGTTTTCTAAAACAGTGTTTTTTATAGTATCAAAATCTTTATTAAGAATAATAGGATTATTTGCAGACATTATATATTAATATATAATTATTTTCTTTCATTCGTTAATTTTTAAAAAAATTGTGTAGTCGAGGAGTTAGTCAAAATTAACTATGTTTTAAAAACTCTTCATAACT